TGGTATTAGTGTAATTATTTTGAGTATAGAAGTTGCTTGATGTTGGAGGTGTAGAACCGAACGCACTAGCATTTCTTGGCGCATCAGATGTGAATGTCATAGTTGCGCCTATACCCAGACTTTTATGATAGATATCCCAATTATATCCTACACTAAGATCTTTAACTATAATCATTGCTGGAGCAGCACCAAGGTTATGGGAAATTGCTCTGTTGTTTGTGCCATCACCACTATAAGACACAACATTGAACCCCGATGTTGGAGACTGTTTCCACTGCCATGCAGCGTATGTTCTTCCAGCTACGTTAACATCACCACCGCTGCCACTATTATCAAGAGTAAACCCGTTATTAACTATACCAGTGAACCCGTCCATTGTGGTTACTTCTGTTGATGTTTCATTGGTAGAAATTTTCCCAATACCACGAACTGAGTCAAATACGTTATGTCTATTTGCAGTACTTCTACTCTTGATCCATACCAAATCTGGTTGGAATCCAGCAGCGTTGGTAACACTTCTTGCACCGCTTAAACCAGAGTATATAGTGGTATCAAACCATTTGTTTGCTTGTAGAGCAGCTTTGCCTGTAATGCTAGTACCTAACGCTTGTAAGTTAGTAGTGTTTAGTGTTTTGTAACCAGCTGGAGGCGCATATGCAAATGCACGCTGACCGAAGTTCCAAGAACCAGATCCGCTAGCACTAGATGATGCGCCAAAGGTCATTGGCCAATAATCATTGGTAGTGGTTGACATACCAGTAGCTTGAGCCATATAAGTACCGTTCCTATACCAAGAAACTGTACCAGCATCGCAATCAACAGCACATTGGAGTTCATCACCAACTCCAATGGATATACCAGTAGTCAGAATTTCTGAACCATTCTTAACCACACCACCAGTAGGATTCATGACAGCGTAATCACTCAATACAATAGTTGATCCATACTGAGCTCTAGTTGGATTACCTGCATCATCTCTTCTAGCGATACCAAACTGTGCATTATTGCCAGAAGAACCGATAGTGATAGCGAAAACCCACTTTCCAGTTTTTGGTAATTGCACACTAGATTTAGTTGCGGAACGTGGACCCCATCCAGCTGCAGCAGATTGCGACCAATCTAAATTAGCGCTACTGTATGTAATGTATGTCTGTAGCGGTTCTAATGCATCAATCGTTGGATAATTACCAGAAACCATACCACCAGCGTCATATTGTAAACTAGGTAGTGGGTTGATTGAGAAAGAAATTACTGCAATAGGTGCATTAAAGCCAGTCCCAATACCAATGGTACTACCTTCAGAAGCGTTTCCGCTAGAATATACTTTGGTGAAAATTGCCTGTCCGCCGTTGGTTAGGCGTTCTGCTTGTTTCGTATAACTATTTGTCGCAGACCAAGTTGTGCCTGATCCAGTATCATCATGTGCGTAAATAACACCAATACCTCCTGCTTCAACTTGTGGAGCGGGTGCATTAACTGTTGATGTTATACCACCAGTAGTGACTACACTCGTACACGAACCGAACACCGCATTTCTAAACACAGATATAAACGCTGAACGAATGTCAGAACCACCATTATCTGTGAGGGTGAGTGTGGTTCCATTTTCTGTGCCAGCAGCAATCTTCCACCAAACACCTAAGTTCTCAGCACCAGTATCTTCTGGTGAAGCTAGAGTCCAACCGCTAGGTGTTGTCCAAACTGTACCGCTGGTGGCGTTTTTATTACCAGCAGTAAGAACTAATAAGTCTCCAGCAGTGATACCAGAAGCTGGATAAGAAACGGTTAGCGAACTAGATGCTGCAGCGCCAGAATCAGTATTTGATACTATTGTTGGAGTGACTGGAGCAGCTGTTGGTAACTGTGTGAATATGTTTGTTGGTGAGTCGACCATAGAGTCGTATGTCGCACCAGCAGTAACAGAAAAGTTATTACTTGTCCAAGAACCTTTTGTGTATACAGGGAACGCTGCAGTACCACTACCATTGAACGGGATATGGAATGCTACGTTGTTCCAGTATCTTGGGTCACTAATACCTTGTGGACCAATCGTCAATGCCGATGTTGGTGGGGTGAAGATAGTTGTGCCAGTAGTAACTGAAGATGTTTGATATGGAACTGGAATTGCGCCGATAGTCAAACGTAGGTCGTTGATAAAACCTTTGAATACGTTACCGTATGCGCTGACACCATATGCACCTGGATAGTTACTATCATACATGAAACCAATGTTCGTATTGTATGCAGATACGTTGTTATAGTTGGTAGTATTTGTACGTTGGTTAACTAAGACGCCATCAATAAAGATTCGTTCCACGTTACTTGCATCACGAGATACCATAACATGGTGCCAAGCACCAATAGACATAGTAGCTGTAGTTATTGTTGTTGCTCCAGTGAAACCCCACTGAACTCTAGTTGCAGTAGAACTTCCTGTCACATCAGCGCACGAAAGTTGCCATAGCACGTTACTCGCATTATTACCCTGTGAGATAATAACGGAAGATGCGTTACCAGCTACGCTCTGGTGTCCATTCTCAGGATAGATCCACGCCTCAATACAGAATTGACCAGTGCCAATAGCGTATTGACTATTACCAGTCAAAGAAGTACCTGAGCCTGAAGCGCCATTGAAATACATACTGCTTCCACCGTACTTATACGTAGAAGTATTGAACGTCATACCTGAACCTTGAGCAAAGGTAAACTTTGGGTCTGGGTTTGTTACGTAATCCCAACCAAGCGAAGCAGTCGTTGTTGGATTGTTGAATGGTAGATAGAAACCATTAACACCGTATGTACCAGTATACTTCTTAGGTTGCCAGATGTTAGTGATAGGATCGAAATATCCAAAGTATGATGGGTCTAATGCTTGCCCATCAATAAAGTTCATTTCAGCCATATACCCGTCAAATGCTACATAACCGCTACCGATTGAGTGAGAAGTTGTTGTATTAAAATATGTCGTGTCGGCGTTTAATGAAGGTTGTGTATTTGTCGCAAGTGCTGTGACTTGGACTCCGTTGACGTAAATCTTAGCTCTACTGTTTGCAATAGATTGAGTTGTATCAATGGTGCACACGATATGATACCATGCAGAGATATCACGAAATAATTGAGAAGTGACAAGCCATGTTTGAGTTCCACCACTTGTGGCAAACTGTAAAGTATCGGTATCACGAAAACCAATTTCATCTCCTCCACCACCAGAGTTACCGACAGAGAATAAAGAACTAAATACGCCAAGTTTTGATCTTTTAACCCAAGCAGACCAAGTGAAAATTTTTCTGTTACCTGCAGCTATTGATGTTCTGGTTAGACTTGTTCCTGCTGCATTTTTAAATCTTAATGAACGTGGAATCTCATAGATGCCATCTGGTTCTTGCCAAGTGCCTGCATTAACTGCAGCAGACACATCCTTAACGTCCCAGACACCGTTATTAGATGTTTGCGATAATGCTACTGGATTACCAGTGATAAAATTTCCTGGATATCTTTTAGACATGGTGTCCTATCTCGTTTTTCAAAACTACAAAATTTAATTAAGCGATTGTTTCGTATGAAGCCACAACTTCTAAGTAACCTGCTGTACCAGCTTGAACTGATAGTGAGCTATTTTCTGGTAGATAAACTGCACCAGACTTATCTAACAACATCAAAGTAGTGTTAGCTGGGACAGAGATTTGGTAAGCAATACGATATGCAGTACCGCTAGAAGCAGTAGAGAGTGTACCGTTAGTTACAGCGTTAGCTGCAGAACGATATGACAATGTTACAGTTGCTGCAGAAACACCATTTACGTTAGAAACGAAAATGTTGTTAATCTTATAAACTGTATTGCTAGATGCAGCGTTGCTGATCAAAGCGTTGTCGTTAGTGTTTGTTAGGGCTTGGTAAGCTGTAGAACCGTTAATAGTTGCTACGTTTACAATATTTGGAGCTGCCATTTTTAATTTTCCTCTTTAAGATTTATCCGCCGAAGACCATTGCCATTGCAATTGCCTTACCTGTTGATGCGTATGCTGGAGTGACCCATGTTGGAGCACCGTTACCGTTAGATTGTAACAACTGACCAGTTGTACCGTATGCAGTCATGCTACCGAATGCCAATGCACCACTACTTAGTAGAGCCATCTTCGGCGCAGATTTAGTTCCGTTGAAACCGTTAGTGTAGAACTGGATAGCGTTTGCAGTACCAGTACTGTCAGTGGCAATAACCAAGTTACCAGTCTTACCAGCACCAGCTGGAGAAGACATGAACAAGTAACCTTCGTTGGCACCAGTTACGCTGTATGTAGCTGACGAATAAGTCGAGCTAGTGATACCCATATCAATCCAACCAGAAGTATCAGCACCGTTGTCACCGTATGCCACAAAGTCAGAAGATGCTTCAGAACCAGTATTACCGTTAAACACATAAGACTGTACATAGTTATTGGCTGACTTAGTCATACCAAGGATCGGGTTAGTAGTGCCACCAAGAGCATTACCACCACCAACGATCAATGTCTTATTCGTAGCGTCGAATAGAAGACCAGTAGAGTCGCTCAGTAAACCAGAAGTGCCAGCAAATGTAACACGACCAGCTGTCAAGCTAGACAGTGTAACAGATGTACCAGATGCTGCACCGATACTTGGTGTAGTCATAACTGGGCTAGTCAGAGTCTTATTTGTTAGCGTTTCAGAACCAGCAATCGTAGCCAATGTACCAGTAGTTGGTAAAGTTACGTTTGTAGTAGCTGTAGATGTTAGGGTGATACCATATGCACCAGAAGTAGCCAATGTACTGCTGTTTGCAATAGTAAGAGTACCGCTAGTTGTAGAAGTAACAGTCAAGCCGTTGATAGACTTGTTTGTTAGAGCTTCAGAGCCAGCTAGAGTCGCTAAAGTACCAGTGGTTGGTAGAGTTACGCTAGTGATACCTGTAGCAGTCAGAGTAGTCGCATAAGCGCCTGACGTTGTAAGGTTGCCACCTAGTGTGATTGTTTTACCCGAATTATTTACGCCAGTTCCACCAAACTGTCCAGAAATAATAGTACCGTTCCAAGTACCAGCGGTGATAGTTCCGACAGTGGCGATAGAAGTACCACCAGTCAAGCTATTCATGGCACCAGAGTAGGTGCTTTCTAGCTTGTCAGTATTCAAATTACTAAAGTTATTATCTACTTCAGTATTTGTAAGTGGTGAACCTTTAGTCGCTCTTAAGGTTATTGTTGACATTTTTACTTATCCTTTTATACGATCTTTTAATAATGCTGTAAGCATCTGTTTGATTTCGCTCAAATCTTCTTTTATGATATCGATATCTTGAGAATTACGCTCAACCTTCTCACTCATAGCAAGTGCAGAATCTCTTCTGCGAACGTAATTCTCATATTCTGTTCTATTAGTATTTAGGATCGCCATATTATTGGCGTCCCTTACTAAGTCAGAATTCCCCTCAACTTTGTAGTACATATTATGCACAGGCGATGATTCGCAAGTCCTTAACACGTGGGATAGCTGAACTGCTTGTAGATTGCAGAACTAGCTTAACGGCGATTGAGTCGAATTGTACCAAACCTTCTTCAGAGAAGTCTACGTCGTAGAATGTACCGTCGCCGTTCTGAACTTTTCTGATTGGAGTGTCTGGAGATGTTAGAGTCCAGTTCACTTGCTCTAAGTCTAGAACAGAACCCACTGGCGAAGTCTTGTAGTAAACAAGAACATCAGCCTCGTTCGGGCAGTTGGTAGCGAATCTAATTCTGAAGAAGTTAGATGGGTTAGCCAAATTGATCGACTTCGAGATATATTTATTTACAGACGAACTTCCAGAAGGAGCGATCTCGTCCACGAATAAGCTACGTAGAGTTACCGATGTTCCAGTAATAGCAGCTTCGTCGGTATTGAAAGTCGCATTAACTGTAATAGTACCAGTTGTAGCACCGTCTCCAGTAACCTTAGTAACTAGGTATGTACCGTTGTTAGCTGTAGTTGTAGAGCCAGCGATAGTGATATACTTACCAGCAGAGATCGTAGGAATCAATGCAGCAACGGCAGAGTTACTTGTAGTGATTGTAGATCCAGCGAAACTAAAGGCTCCAGTAGCACCAGTGAAAATTAGACGGTTGTCTAAGTCTGGTACGTTGATGTTAGTCTCAGATGGCTTGTTGATCTTGTTAGAGATCGCAATCAACGAAGTTCTGTGAGTATCAATGATAGGAGACAGAGCATCGTTAGTAGAAGAGATAGAAGCCTGCAGGTAAGCAGTCTTAGCAGAAGTGAACGCTGCTTGGTTCACAGTAGAGGCTACAACAGCTGGAGCGTATAGTAGGTTGTTGTCGTTAGGAACAACACCATAATACTCTCCGATAGAGTATGGAGACTCTGAACCATCAACTGACTTACCAGAAGTAGTTTTCAACAAGAACTCGCACTTAGTATCAGAGAAGTTCTGTGCTTGAACAGCTGGTTGAACGATATCGTAAATCACGTTGTTAGAAGCACGAACTGTAGCACCACCAGTATAGCCAGTAGTGTCAGCATCAGTAGTTACTTCAATAACGTAAGAGTCTAAGTCTACATCGCTGATAGTGTGAACGATAGTAGCGCCCAAACTGTTCTTGTATAACTCAGTTACTGGGATACCGTGAACTGGAAGAGCGTAAGTGTATGCAACGCCAGAGCTAATAGTCACAGAAGCATTAGACTTAAGAACCAGAGAAGTATCGCTAGTTACGTGGTCGATAATACCGATCAACTTACCGTCTGTTGCACGGAACAGAGCAGTGTTAGAAGCAGTGATATCGTCAATGAACAGAGTGCCAACACCAGTAACAGTAGTACTTGAGTTAGAGCAAGTGATTGTTCCACCAGAAGAAGTAGTTCCAGCGTAAACAGTTGTATCTACGTTGTCGAACGATACCTTAGAGTTCACGAACATACCGTGATCACGGTGCCACACACGAACCTTATTAACTCCAGAAACAGTCTGGAATGGGTTGTTCTCGATAATCTGCAGAGGTAGAACATCGTTAACGAACTCAACATCGCCGACTACGTTAGTGTCGAACTTGCAACGATACACAGTGAACTTCAAGTCTTGGTCTTGGTTCGCTGTCCATGTAGAAGCGTTCTGAGACTTGAATAGTACACCAGCGTATGGCTGTTCAGAGATAGTTCTAGAAGAAGCTGGGATGATATCACCCATCTGACTGATCCAAACCTTGTAGTTGTTAGAATCAGAAGCTAGAACGATCGCATATTCCTGATTGTCCTGAACATAAACAGGAGAAGGGAATGTGAATGTTGTTGGAGTGTCATACTTTGGATATGAAGCACCTGTGCCATCAGTCAGAGTTACATTAGTAGAAGACAAATTAACTTGGTTCGGGTTCAATGTAACACGGCTGAATGGAAGGATACGCTTTCCTGGGTATCCATTAACAACTTCACGGATCTCAAGAGTAACTGGAAGAGTAGTATCCTTTGTAGCAAAGAAAATATCGACCTTACTTAAGAATGCTCCACCAGTAGACTGAACCAAGAATGTTTGAGCTAGTGGATCGTACCAACCAGTGTCACGAGCAACACGCTCAATAGTCTTAGTGATTGTGTCGTTCTCAGCTACAATTTCTTGGATGATGTGAGCGTTACGGATAGAGTTAACTGTCTGTTGACGAGTCTCTAGGATACCAGTTGCTTGGTATTGGATCTTAGCTGAAGAAGATTGTTGTCCATCAACGGTTGCAACGTCTAATAGCTTGAACTCACGAGTACCAGTACGGAACTTCAATGCGTCGCTATCTGGGATGTTGAAGATGAAGTTCAAGTCACCGATGAAGTTAGTCACTAGACCAGAACCAAGAGTCTTATTGGCTTGTGGTGAAGTGATAGAAGCGATGGCTCCAGAGATAGAACCAGTTACGTTTTCACCAGAAGTGAAAGTGCCCTTGATGTTTACAACATGTAAGCGACGAACGCCAGTTTCAGTGTTATAGTCTTTACCGATAACAACTGCTGTAGCACCAGAAGTACCACCAGTGATAACATCACCTACGTTAAGACATAGGTTACCAGTCTTATCTGCATTCAATACGCCAGCAATGCGGTCGATAACACGAGCAGCTTCTGCTGCCAGAGCACCAGAGTTCTTTGCAGTCTCAAAGTCAGTTGCGTTTGCAGAAGGTAGAGTGTAAGTGATGAACGAAGCTGGAGTAGTCTGAGCATTCACTCCGATATTATCGAAGTATGGATAGAATGTAGTGTTTGGCTTCAGACCTTTAACTTGAACTAGAATGTTACGTGAACGGATGTAAGGGATCAATGCTGTAGAAACAACCTTGTCGTCCACAACTTGACGTTCGAATTGAACTGCAAGGGTAGATTTAACACCAGTGCGTCCACGACCAATTTGTTGAGCAGTTGTCTGAACATAAACTTGACGAGCTGGACCTCCACCTGAACCACCACCGAAGCGATTGTTAAATTCGTCTACGTTGATGTAAGTAGCACCTTCGTCCAAAGCACGTTGGTTAGCCCAGTTAGAACCAGTTGTATACTGAACTAAAGAACCGCCCACTGGAAGGGGTTGACCCATCCATAGGATCTGCCACGCATTCCAAACAGTACCAAGAATACCAGCTTGAGTTGCAAGAGCAGCGATTGTGTTGAAGCTACCTTCTACGTTACGGATGATATCTGGACGACGTTCTGTCTCGAACCAATCATCTGAAGATGGGTTCATACGGATATCACCAAGGAATGTGAAGATAGCGAATGGGTTAATGTTCTCTAAACGAGAAGCATAAGTCTGTTTAACTAATGGAACATGATCAACAACTGGAAGGGTGATAACGTCACCGTACATCTTGTAACCAGCAGTAGTACGATCTGTGTCGTTAGTCAGGCTCTCGACCATGTTAACGTTGTTCATTGTAAAGAATGGACGAAGTTCGCCATTCTGCATGTCGATAGAACATAGGTAGTCTGGTGACAGAACGTTACCAATATTGTGACCAGTGAATGAGTCAACGATGAAACCGTTCTTAAAACGCTCTAGACCTTTAGAGTCAGTGACGTTCAGTGACTTAGTTTCTTGTTCTAACAGTGAAAGAGAAGTGTAGTATTCTAGATTGTCGATACGCTTTTCTAGTTTACCAATATCACGCATTGTGTAACGCTTGTTATCAACTTGGTCGATAACGATGTTAGCGTTGCCTGTGCCAAAAGTGTATGGCTCTAAAGTTAGCTTGTACAGAACCATACCCAATGCTGGGTCTAGAGGTTCGCCTGGAATTAGAGCAGAAACACCTTTGATGTCGAAGAATCTACCGCTAAAATCGATAGCGATTTTATCTTTACGAGACAGGTAGTATGAGTAATCAACTGTGATGTCTTGTCCACGCTTTGGGGCGAAGGCGAATGAAGAACCAGAACCGCTGAACAGAGCACCAGCATCACCGATACGTGGACGGAAGTCTAACACGTCACGGAGAGATACTCCATTGTAAGAAGGAATGTTTTCTTTCTTGACAGTTGCAGGGTATGAGTTGATAGTGAAGTAGTCACCAGCGTTTGAGTGAGAGAAGTACTCGAACTCAACTGCGATTGGAGCAGATGGTGGCGCAAATGAATGCTTTAACAACAGACGTCCAAGATCGTAGTGAGTGTCTCTTTGACCATCATCTAGATCATAACGATCAAAGATATCAATAGAGTAATCACCAGATGGAGTATCGAAAGTGCCAGTGTCCATCTTGATAGACTTGATGCGAACGATGTCAGCCTTACCTAATGAAAGGATAAGTTTAGTTGCAGCAGCTGGTGTTGAATATGTCTGAGTAGTGCTTTCTAGAGTCTTAGCCTTTTCTCCACCGTCTGAACCAACCTTCTTAACAGTTGCCATAACGATGAAGTTAGAAGACTCATAAGTATCAGCCAATGTGAATGTGATAGAAGAACTACCACCCGCAGTGTAAGAAATAGGCGCTACAACAGTACCACCAGATGTGACATCAAACCACACTAGGGTGAAGTTATCCTTCTCGTCTGGAGAAGCGAACACGCCAGATGTAGTGTTGATAGTTAGAGTACACTGACCACCAGAAGCAGAACCAGTAGAACCAGTTAGTTCTTGCATCACATAATAAACGATTTGTTTGTTATTGTCGGCGTCACGAACAGACTTAATCGCATAATTCGGTAATGCGTAAATCATTGATGTGTTCTGTGGTTCGTTAACAGCGCTTTGGATCAAGCTGATGATGGAACCATCAGCAGTAACGCTAGAGTCAACGACGATAGAACCGTTGCTAGAGATAGTTGTTACACGGCGGCGATTAGCTGTTGTTCTATCACCAACGTAAATGTAATCACCAACCTTTAGTGCTGGGCTAGTAGTTGTGCCACCTTGCCAAGCAGAACTGATACCAGTTAATGTAGTACCAGCACCCTTAGTTGGGTATGTAGTGTAAGTAGTTGCAGAACCAGTTAGGTATGTAGATACTTCGTTAATATCTGCAGTGAAGTTTTTGTTTGTGTCACCACGGCTGTAATAGAAAGACTTAACATCACGATCGAAGTCGTAACCATTAGTCATCTGTACATCAAACATGTACAGTTTGTATACAGTGTCCTGAGAACCAACAGTACCAGTATCGTATTCAATACCACGGATACGTGCAGTACCAACCTGAGTAGCACCTGATGGAGAAACACCAACAGATGTTGTAAAACGGTTGTATAGAGTTACTTTTGGATAACCAGAAGTTGAGTCGAATGGTGGTAGAGAGTTTAGGTTCTTAACATAAACAAAGTTGCCAACTGGAGTCGACAAGAATGTGTCAGTGGTCTGAATAAAGTCACGTGCCTTATCAACAGTAACAAACTCTGTTGCAATCTTTTCAATTTCGTAACCTTGTACATAGGCTTTTCCTGGCTCTAAACCAATAGCCAACTTAGCTTCAGAGCCGCCATTTTCTGGTGTATAGATACCACGATTGTAGTATGGAGTTAAGTTATATTCCCACTTAACACCAGTAGAAGAGTCACCATCATATTCTGTACCAGAAGTATGAGTCGGTGGAATGTTAATGGAAGTAGCAGTATTCATAGCAACGTACGTAGTACCATTACTAGTAACAACGTCGCCGATCAAGTAAGCAGTGTTTTCTGCCCATGCACCACGGTTGTTGTTACGGTGTTCACGTACGTCGATTTTGAATGGGGATACTGTGTAGTTACCTGACTCGTCGAATGTACGACGAGCAAGGGTCTTTTCGATCTCAGCGTATGTAGTTGTTGTGACTTGGCGCTTAACTTGACCTTCAGTAGTAGATAAAAGTTCAATGAAACCATCATCAACTGTAGAATCTGGATCTAGCTTAGTAAGAACTAAGTCGATGAAGTAGCGGTGAGCACCTGGTGCTGCATAGTTGTAAGAAGTTTGAGCGTTGTCAAGCAATGTCTCATCTTCTTCTGGAGTCAGTTTAACTTCGTTGACATCTAAACCAACACGGTAAGATGGAGTATTGCTGTACTTATCTAAGATGATAGTCTGTTCGTCGCAAAGAACGAAGAAACCATTAACGTAGTAAACACCACGTTGGATAGTAGCTGCAGAACCAACGCCAGTAGCGCTAGAAGAAATAGCCTGAACTGTATAATTACCATCTTCTGTAGTGATGATTTCATCTTCAGCAAATGTCTTGGCTAGAGTGTCATCACCAGAAGTGATGTAGCGAACATACAATGTAGTCTCGTCTGAACCAACAGCGTGTTCTACTTTTAGAACTTGAGCTTGGATGCCAGAATCACCAACAACCTTAGTGCCGATGAAGTTATCAATGTAAGTCTCAACTACATCGCCATTATAGAACGCTTGAAGTTTAACGTAGGCAAATTTAGTGTCAAGAGAAATTTGACCTGGAATAACCATGGCACCTTGTTTGAAAACGTGGCTACCATGATACTTGATTTGTTGCTGCAGAATAGTCTGTAGCTGAGTCAATTCTCTAGCTTGAACGGCAAATGAAGGACGGAATAAGATTCGATAGAACTTGTTGTTCTCGTCAAAATCATCATTATACGGTTCGGTATTGAAGTCTAACATTGTTAACTCTATCCTGTGTTTTAATCTTTATTATTTATTAGAAGCGAATAACAGTTCTTAGTGTAACTGTCTGATCCGCTGTCGGAGTGAAGGCTGCTCGGTTGTCGATGAACAACATGTCTCCTGAGTATTTATCTGCAGTTGGTGCAGTTACAGCTGAGGCTGTAAAAATATCACCAGCTTCGTTAGAGAACACGCTACCGATAACAGGAACGCCGTTGTCGATAGACTGAACCAATACTGCATTTCCAGTGTTAGTTACGATTCTAAAACGTCTTCCGTCGTCACCCTTTGTGATAATGTCGTCTGGTAAGAATAAACTAGTGCTGGCTGCACCAGCGATAACCCAACATGCAGAAGCTGAAATAGAAGTTAAGCTATTTGTGCTGCCATATTGACGTGGGCTCTTAATGATACCAAGTTGGCGGTAGTCGTTGTTTACATCGAAACCTTGGTTCTTATCTTTAGAGATGTTCGAGTAGAACATCAGCGTTCTTGCATAGAAGTTACTCAATGCTTCTTTGGCGTGTCCACCGTATGGAGAGATGATAACACGAGCCTTAGCACCCCAACCTGTACCAGTGATAGTTACATTAGCCCAACGATATCCAGAACCGTATGATGTCATGTTGATCTTAGTGATAGCGCCATTGACGATAACAGCTTCTGCTGTAGCGCCAGTTCCATCACCTTCAATTATGATATTAGCAGCGCCGTAGCCCCAACCACCAGAAACTACCTGAACGTTCATGATACGCCCATCAACAGTTAACAACTCAATTGTAGCTTGTAGAGTATTAACATCACCTGGACTCAAGTCCGCAGTGATTTCTGCGCCAGTACCGTCACCAACTACGTTTAAGTTTGCATATGTATACCCTTCACCTGGATCGTCAACTTGAATAGAAGTCAACTGTCCGTTCTCAAAAATTGGAATCAACTTAGCATTCGAGTCTTCGTATGTGAACGAAATATTAGCACCAGCCCCAAGACCACCAGAAATGGTGATTGTTGGTCGCTCAGAGTAACCTGCGCCATATTTAATAGAACTCAGAGCAGTGGCTTGAACACCAGCATAAGTTAGAGTAGCAGTGCCATTAGACTGAGAACCAGAAAGGTGTACTGGGAAGTTTGCAGAACTAGCATCAGTAGTACCTGCGCCAGTAACAGTGTACAGACGGTTAGAGTACCAGATCTGGTCACCAATGCTAACAGCAGTACCTTCTTTCCACTTAACACCGAAAGAGATATCTGGAGCAGAGTTGTATCCAATACCTGGATCTACAACTTCAGCACGGATAATAGATGTGACTGAAAGAACCGCTTTGGCAGTTGCTGGAGCACCAACGTATGTCAACTCAGCAGTACCATCTGTTACAGTACCTGTGCTATGAGAAGGTGGAGTTGTAGAAGTAGTACCTGCAGTAGTTACTGTGTATAACTTGTTTGCATAAAATACTTGATCGTTCAAGCTATATGCAGTAGATGCTTGCCACTGATCTCCAACAGTTACAACTGGAGTAGAAGTGTAACCTGTACCACCACCAACAACCTGAATGTTACGGAGCATACCGTACAAAATGATCTCAGTAACTGCACCGTCTTCATCTACAACAGCAGTACCAGTGGCAGTTGTACCAACATATTCTAAAGCTGAAGTGCCGTTGGCTACTGTATTGAATCGGTGTGTTGGACCAACTGATCCTGTAGTGCCAGAGATAGCTACTTTGTAGACGTTGTTGTTGTATGTAATTCTTTGACCAGTAATAACCAACTGGTTTGCCAACCATGTAGAAACACCAGTGAATGGAGGGTCGATGGAAACAGTAGGATCAACATAATCTAAACCACCACTAACGTAAGTCAATCCAGTTAGATAGATCGGATCGCTTGGCAGATGACCATCACCTTGTACAGTGATAGTACCAGAAGTATAGTCAGAACCTGCTTGGTCGATACGAATAGTTTGTAACTGACCATTTGAATAGAACTGATCTCTTAGAGCAGTTACTACAGGCATGTAGTCATCAGTCAAGAATTTGTTACGTAAAGCGATTGGGATGCTATACATAAACTTCCACAGGTAACCGTCAGAAGTCTTGACTGGTTCAACTGTAGTAGTTGTTGGTTTAACAATAGATGGACCATTTAGGTTGTTGTCCAAACACTTGTAAACGTTGTACTCGTCTGTCACAACGTAGAAAAGAGCGTCTTCCAATTTCTGGAATCCGTTTGGTGAGATTGTCACTACAGCATCAGCTGCTGCAGCTTCACCACCACCACCAGCAATGATCACTGAAGGAATGCTGGTATATCCAGTTCCACGGTGAGTCAACGTGATCTCAATAACAGAACCGTCTAGAACCAATGCCTCTGCAGTGGCACCAGAACCGTTACCATCGTCAATCTCAACCCACTGTAAAGCGATATTACCGTTAGTTGCAGTTCCGCTAGTATGAGTCGGAGCAGTGTTACCCAGTGTACCAGAAATAGAACACAGGTAGTAATTTGATCCACTCTTAATCAGAGTACCTGAAGAGTGTGATGTGAGCGCTGTCCAATTAACAGCACCTTGAGAACCGATGTAAACATTAGGGGCAGATCCGTAACCGAATCCACCACCAGTTAAATTAACACCTTGAACTTCAGTTGAGTATTGATCATCATAGATGTCATATACCATATTCTGAGTCCAGTTATAACGGCGAACTACGTAGGCTACGTCAGTAGGTTTGATCTCCTTCATAGTGATAATTTCGTTGCGAGCATCTAACTCAGCAGCGTAACTATCAATAGGATATGGAGGAGTGAGTTCATTCTCCCATGTAAGAGTCTTACCCAAATAGTAGTAATATCTTGCATGGCGAGAAATAATCTCATTATACAAACCATCCGCAATAGAATTATGCAGGATGGTTTTCATTAAAGATGAGGTAGCCATCGATACGCCTTAAAATTAACTTACTGTTACAACCCAAGTAATAGCAATAGAGTCACCAGCAGCTTTGTTAACAACTGGGAAAGTAGTACGGCATAACATTGTACCACCAGAAGAAGTATTGTTTAAAATACCTGCTTCAGTGATAGCGCCAGTACCTACACCAGCTGCAAATGTAGCAGTGGCAGTAACAGTGTTGTTAGTTGAAGTGAACGCTGTTAAAGCAACACGTCCAGCTTCAGTACCCAAGCCAGTATCACCAGCCAATGGAGTGCCAGTACCAGTACCGATAGCCATAGCATTCATAACTGTAGCTGATGGACCAACCATACGGCTAGCGATATAGTTCTTACCAGCTGTAACAACTAGGTTAGGAACTTTCATAGCAGACTTAACATTACCTGCTCTGTCGAACACAGTAACTGTCAGTTCACCCTTCATGCTTAAATTTTCTTGTAAATTCATAGAATTCTCCTGTTAAAATTATCCTGTAAAGGCGGATTCGCCTGTTGTGTAGTTTCCACTGTCATTCGAAAAGTATGAGCCAGTGATCGGATATGGATCTGTATA